GAGGATGTCACCCGTGCCAGCAGCAGCCGTGCCCGTGAGCGCAGCCGAGATGGCGATCCGCGTGACCGTCTTGAACGCTTTCTTGCCCTGAATGGCTGCCGCCCCGTTGAAGGCGATCGTCTCGACCTGTGCCTGCCCGTGGATGTCCGAGCCGTACACCGTCGCGGTCTGCGTCGTGTCGCCGGCATCGGTGCCGGTGATGACGACATTCCGGGCCACGTCGGCGATGCCGACACCGTTCGTGCAGAGCGCGCCGCCGAGCGTCAGGTTCCCCGCGGCGGCAACCGCTGCGGCGACCGAGTAGCCATCGGCATCGCCGATCGCCGGGGTCGCGACGTACCGGTGCAGGAAGCACACCGAGATGCCCTTGCCCGGGGGCGACTGATCGTAGGGTGACTGAAAGTCCCCGACCCTGATCTTGCCAGCGGTCGAGATGTGATGCGATTGACCAGACATACGCTTTATCTCCGTCGAGCGCCCGCCCCGTTCACGGACAAGTTATGGGTCGCCCGGCCGTCCATTGCCGGGCGAGGAAGCACCGGTCGAGCCCCATGGGGAGAGCCCGACCGGGTCGGGAAATCAGGCTGCGCCTGAACTCCCGTACGCGCCGCGGTAGTCGGACCAGCCGAAGCTGTACCGTTCCCGCGCCTTGTACCGCATGTTGCCCGTCTCGAAGTCGCCTTCGAGGCCGCGCTGGAGCTTGATCCGGCTCATGTGCTTCAGGCCGTCCATGCAGTCGGTCAGCAGGAACCATGCGTCCGGATCGGTGAACCGGTGGTTGATGAACGCGCCGCCCGGAATCTTCCGGGTGGACACCAGCGCGTTGACATCGTTGTCACCAGTGCCGGGCCGGTACTCGGACTTCAGCAGGCGTTCGGCGACGAACTGGAGGTCCGTCGGGATCGCGAGCTTCGTCGGCCGGATCGAGGTCGGAATGCCACGCTCGTCGGTGAACTTCGACACGGCGATCGCCGCTTCCTCCAGCGAGGTCTCGGACAGATCGGCCTGCGTGACGAACGTGTTCGCCTGCGTGCCACCACCCCACAGCGGGTGCGACAGCGAGAACAGCGGCTGCCCATCGCCACCCGGGAAGCTGGAGCTGAAGCCATTGTTGAAGATGGCTGCGCCCTTCACGTCCTTCGTGTGCGCCATGGACCGGGCCAGCGCGCGGGAATACTTCGCCCCGAGCGACCCGTACAGTCCGTCCTCCTCGGCTTCCTCGGTGATCGCGAATGCCAGCGCGATCGTCTCGTGCACGTAGCGCGCCGTGTACGCTTCGCCGCCGGCATCGTAGGCGACGGGCGATCCCTCGGGCTTGACTGGCGCACCAGCGAGCCCAGCGAGCAGCACGTCCTCCTCGTACGCTTTCTTCGAGGTGTTCGTCTCGAACAGCGGACCCCATTCCTGTTCGTACCGGCGATACTCCATGCCGAATACGGTGTTCAGACCTTCCTGAAGTTGCTTCCGGAAGGTCGCGCGGTTCATGACCGTCATAGCTGCGATCCTCCGTTAATGCGCGATCAGGGTGCCGGCCTTCTCTTGCGTGAGAATCCGGCAGCGGACCTTCGCATAGGCCCCGATTTCGGACAGGTTGATCCCGTCCGGCCCTTGCCACAGTCCTTCGACGCGAATCTGTGGGGTTGTGGTGGCCGCCTTGTCGATGTACCCACCCGAGCGACCGGTGCGGGCGACGCCCGTGCCGTTGTTCCACTCGAAGGCAGCACCGATGTCGGTGTATGCGAAGGTGGTCATCTGCGCCACGTACTCGACGAGCGGATCGTCGTAAACGTATGCCTCGACGACTTTCGTGGAATCCGCCAGCGCGACACCGGGCCAGTACGGCAGCCACAGTTGCGTGTCGGAGTTGTCGACGAATCGGCACCCGGCGAATACGCCGAGCACGCGAGCCGCCGTGCCGTCAGGAACCAGCTCGATCTCGCGGTCTACCGCAGCAGCCGCAACCGAACGCACGAGGTCACCCGCGTAGATTGCAGTCGCGTAGCTGTACAGGATGCGGTAGGCGTTCTGGCGAGCGGGGGTTCCACCGGCAGCGTGCAGGATCGGGCGGAGCCCGAACGGAGCGTTGCTGTTGCTCATGTGTTGACTTCCCTGTCAGTCGTCGGCGGCCTCCACCCTCCGTCCGATTGACCGGGGTGGATGCGATACCGACGTTGTGTGCCTACGAATGATCGGGACCTGCTGGCCTGCTTGCGCCTTCTCCAGATCGACCTCGACCGCTTGCATCTGCTTCCGAGTCAGGTCCTCGTAGTAAGCAGCGCGTTGCTCGTAGGTCTCCCGGGGCATCTCGCAGAGCATCAGATCGTCGACTACGAAGTGACCCCCTTTCGCATCCGCACGAGTCGCGAGCATCTGGAAGTCCGCCGGGATCGAGTCCATCGGTCGGGGGCTCCAGCCTTCGCGGCTGCGCATGGTCACGTTGCGGGGATCATCCGCACCACGGATGGAGACACGAATCCAGCGTTGCACCATGCCGGGTCTCGGCGGTGGCGCGTTCAGGCTGGAAGGGCGAATCCACGGACGCTGGGTCCGTTCGCGGCGGGTGGCACGTTCGTCCGCTACCGCATCCACACGGGTAGCGTGCTCGCGTTCGTCAGGAGCGTCCCAGTCGGGCGGCTCCAGCGCATCGACGCGAGGGGGTTCTTCAACCGGAACCCTCGGTGGTCCTTCATCCGGGACCCGCGGCTTTCTCGAATCCGGCTTACCTTCGCTCATCAGCGTACTCCCGCTCGGTCTGCCGCTTGTTCCGGGCGTACTCTTTCAGCACTTCCGGATCGTCCACGTTCAGACCGAAGCTGCGCATGTTCGCGAAGTCGGCCTCGGTCAACCGGACCCGATTCTGATCAGTCTGGCGGCGGGCGGACCGGCCGTCAGCGTCTCGATCGGCCCCGGCGACCGGGGTTCTGCGGGGGCGGCGTCGCCCCCGATCATCATCTTCGTCACGAGACCGGCCACGGTCTCGATCGCGCCCGCGGCGATCGTCATCCCGATCGCGACCACGGGCGTCGAGGTCATCATCATCTCGATCGGTGTCGTCATCCTCGAACAGCTCGGGAGCCTTTTCCTTCATCCGGGCCTTCAGCTCCACGAAGTATTCCTTCGAGCGCGGATCGAAGCCGTCCTGATGGACCTCCCGGTCCAGACGGTTCAGCAGCCGCGTCTCGCGAGCGAACCCGTCGCGCTTGTACCAGTCGCCGACGGTGTCGAGGAACTTGTCAAGGTGCTCGTTGCGGGGCTGGCGGGTCGGCTTTTCATCATCGGTCTGCCGAGTCGGCTGATCGACGTAGTCGAGCGCGATCCGGCGCGCTTTCACATCCGTCAGTTCGGACGTGAGGCGTACCTGCGCCTTCGAGTCCTCAGACTCTAGCGCCGCTTCGAGCTGGCCCTCGATCACCTTGATCCGGTCATCGAGTTCCTTGCGGGAGGTCTCGCTCCGCTGCTTGCGCGTAGTCTCCAGCTCTGCTTCGAGGTCCGCAGCGCGGCGTTCAGCGGCGTCTGCGCGATCCCGTTCACGCTGGCGGGCCGTGCGCTCGCGATCGAGGCGAGCATCGAAATCATTGCCCCGGCCACGACGTTCGGGACGATCTTCCCGGTCAGCCGGCCGCTCGTCGCGCTCTCGGCGGGACGGCAGGTCGTCGAACAGGTCGTCGTCAGGGGGCTTGCCACCGTCGTCGTCGCGGTCAAGCCGGGCTCGACGGACGGCGGGGTCCTTGCCGGCATCGAGGTCGACATCGACCTCACGGGCATCCGGGTCAGGATTTCCGTGCAGGTCCTCGAACTCGATGATGTCCTGTGGCTTCGGCACTCGAAGGGCTCCCTCCCGTCAGGCGCGAGTGTAGGTCCGTCAGGCGAACCGATGCAACCGATACGCCTACAGGTGCTGGCGTAATTGCTTCGGGTCCTGAACGGTGCACAGCACCTCGTCGTCGTTCATGATCCGGAACTCGCGCCCGTCCGCCATCATCACGAGCTGGCCCGCGTACTTGCCGTAGACCACCCAGTCACCGAGCTTCGGGTTCCCCGAGTCGGCCAGCTTCGGGTTCTGGTACGCCTGCTCACCCATGGCCACCACCTGCCCCACCACGGTCAGGAACTTGCGGTCCTCGACCACCGAGTCGGGCAGCGCGAGCCCCGATTCGAGCGTGGTCGGCGGCCGGTACGGCTCGATCAGGATGCGCCACAGGGTTACCCGTGGCAGGGGCGCTTCGAGTGCCCGGGCGGGTGACACGAAGGCGACCTCACCCATCGGCTCATCTTGCAGTCCGATCCCCATTCAATCCTCCATGGTCGGCAGGTCACCGTCCTCGCGGTCCTGTCGATTGTTCAGCAGGTCAACCATGATCGACTCGGCGCGGCGCAGCCCCGCGACCCGGCCGACGATCGCCTTCGCTTCCTTTCCGCTCTTGAACTGATTGTTCGCGAGCTTTCCCAGCTCGACGGACTGCTCCCGTGCCAGTGCCAGCCGCACCTGCTTCACGAACTCCCGAATCTCGCGCACGCACCACCCCCTGTAGGAAATCGACCAGCCCTCGATACGATGATCCCGCTTCGACTGCCGCACGGGCGAACCTCCGGGGCGAGATGCCCTTCAGCCCGCGCTTGCGCAGGAACTCCTTCGCCTTGCGCACGTCATCCCGCGTGATCACGCGCTCCATCACTTGCCTCCAGCCTTCGGCTTCGTACGCGCTGCGCGCCGCTCGCTGATCTGGGCACGCGCATCCGCCTGTTCAGCCGAGTACGTCTTGCGCTCGTCCTCGTTGATCGCGAGCGCGAGCTTCCGGTCCATCTCGGCCTCGGTCGCCGCGTCCTTCCGCTCCTCATCGGCATCGAACGCCACCGACTTCCGGTACTCCTCGGCATCGGCAGCCTGCTGCTTGCGGGCTTCATCGGCCTCGAACGCGCGCTGCCGGTTCGCCTGCTCGGCCTCGAACTGCTGCTGGGCGCGAGCGATCTTCGCCTCGGCCTCCATCGCTTCGGCATCCGGACCACCTTCGGTCGGCGGCATGATCTGCGGCACCTGCATCTGGGCGGCAGCCTGACTGATCAGCATGTCGGCTTCGGGCGGCGGCTCCTCGTCTGAGTCGCTGCCGTCCATCCACGTCGGCGGCGGCAGCATCCCACCCGCCTGCTGGTTCATCACGTTGTAGTACGCGAACGCATAGTGCTCCGCGAGGTGCGCCTGCATGGCCATCCCGACCACACCCTTCGCGTCATCGTTGATCGCACCCATCAGACCCATGTGGACCGCTATGTGAGCGTCGTGATCCTGCTCGGCGAACGCCTTAACAGGCTTGCCGACCATGATTAACATATTCTCGGACACAGCGTCCCTGCGGACTTGTGAGCCGGTTTTCAGCAGGGTCTCGTAGTCCGGCACCTTGATCGCTTTCAGGAACCGCTTCACCGCATCGGTGGAGTCGATCTCGGCCGGGAACCGCTCGGCCAGCTCCAGCACCGCCTGCCCCTGAGCGATCCGCTGCGCGGAGCTGAAGATGTTCGGATCGGACACCGGGATCACGTCGACCTTCGCGTCGTAGTCGCGCTTGAAGATCACCCGCGATTCGCCCTCGATCTCGTACGGGTACTCCTCGGGCAGGAACTCGGCGTTCAGCTCGGCACGCAGCGACAGCTCCTCTGCCTGCGCCACGTGCAGGCGGCGGTGGATACCGCTGAACACCTTCGAGGACTGCTCGATCAGCGCGATCGTGGTCCCCACTGGCCCGGTGTTCGAGGCGTCGCCGACCATCTCCTCGGTCGTGGACGCGAAGCGCCGGCCGGCTTCGATCAGCACCTCGAAGATGCGGTACATCGCCTCCGGCGGGTCCTTGAACGGCGGGGTGTAGAACGCCCGCGCCAGCTCCTCCGCGGTCATCTTCGTGCGCTTGTACACCCCGGGCTCGATGTGGTTCTCGCCCTCGGGGAGCTGGGCATCGTCGCTCATGAATCCGCCTTGCAGTCCAGCGAAGGCGGCCATGTCGAGCACAGCTCGAAGCGTCCCGGTCGTCGCCTCGGACAGCGAGCCGATCATGTGCAGCAGCCCGAACCCGTAGAAGCCGAGCCCGGGCAGGTACTTGTAGTGCGTGAACCACTGCCGGCGGCGAGCGTCGTCGTCGCCCTCTTTCCAGTTGCGGCGGATCGCCAGTAGCTGTCGGGTTTCCTTCTCGATCGTGACGATGTACGGCAGCGCGAACTGGTCGCCACCCTCGCTCGCAGCGTCATGCGGGCGATCCTCTGAGGGGCCGAAGAACGCCTTCTGTTCTTCGTCCAGCATCACGTCGCACGACATCTCGTACAGCGTGAAGATGTCGTCGTCCTCGTGCAGCGCCTCGACCCGATCGTCCGCGGTGTCGAGCATTTCCTTCGCCGAGCCGGCCTCGTCGGTCCTGATCCCGCCCGTCTTGTACAGCTCGACCTTGCGGTAGAACCCGCTGGTCATCAGCCGGTCCATCTCGCTGCGCGTCTTGTACATGCGGTGCGTGTGGCGCGGGCTCGTGTACAGGTCGGTCGCGTGGTACGGGACGATGAAGTCGCCGGGCGGAACGAGCCGGCTGATCACCATCTTCTGCACGGGGTCGTAGTAGGTTTTCTTGAAGGCACTGCCGAAGATCGGCAGCCAGAACAGCATCTGGTCGACGTGCCAGAAGTACGCTCGATCCTCCTCCATCATCTGATAGTTCATGTGCCCGGCCACGCGCTCCGCCTGCTCCTCCAGCGCGCGGCTGCGCTTGCCCACCACCTTCGTCTTGCATGGACCGTCAGACGGGAACACTTCCTCGATCGCGCGGGCCTGAAACTGCACGCACGCCTCGCCGATCAGCGGATACGTGACCGCGGCTGCGCCCACGAACGGCAGGTCCTCCAGCGGCTTGTTCTGGATGCCGAGCAGCACCATCGCCTGATCAATGCGCTCCTCCCACGGCTGCCGCGACCGAAGGTCGGCATCGACCTGCTCGATGATCAGGTTGACCAGCGCGTCGCCCTTCGACTGGTCAAGCGTCTCGGCAAGGTTCTCGCTGCGCAGGTCGTCATCGTCGACCGCTGCCGAGCCCGGCCCGGGCGCGAAGTCGACCACGGCACTGTCACCCCTTCGGGTGATCCGGATCGAGCCGTCATCGGCCAGCACGCCCATGCGCGGGCCATCCTCCAGCATGGGCAGGGCGCGCGGCGCATCGGGCGGGCCACGCCTGCGGGCGATCTGATCCTGCTGGGCTGCCTGATCGAGCATCTGCTGGCGTGCCAGCTCGTCGTCACTGTACGGTTCGGCCATGGTGTCTACCCGTAGATTCGTCTGACTTTCGGCTTCGGATCACGCATCAGGTCGATGTCGTCATCCTCCTCGGTGTAGCCGACGATCCATCGTCGGCGCAGGTACAGGCAGAGCATGGTGACCGTGTCGGTCAGGTCGTCATGCTCCCCAGTCGGGAACTGGGCGCACTCCTCGATCACATCTTGAGCCCACTCCCGGGGCGGATACCAGCTGCAGCCCCGTTCCATGACCAGCGATGCGGCGTGCGCACGCGCCGTCTTGCTCTCGCTCACCTTCACCCGGATCACCGGCAGGCCAGCCCGGCGAAGCTCCTGCGCGAGCGCGTGGCCCGAGGCTTTCTTCTCGATGATCAGCTTGTCCGGCTTCCGCAGCTTGAACGAGTCGATCGCCTCGTGGCGCAGCGTCGGATAGTCGAACCGTTCCTTCATACGGTCCAGCATGATCGCGCACTGGCGCGTCTGGCTCGCTCCTCTGACTGTCCACGGAGTATCGGCCGAAGCGGTCTCGGTCCACTCGAAGATGCCCCATGTGGTCCGGGCCGAATAGTCGTTCTCCTCCTCGGGCTCGAACGCGGTGTCGTACACCTGAAGGATCGTGTGGCACTTCGGCAGCTCGGGCTCCTCCCACTTCCGCCACCACTTCCGCTTCAGGATGTTGCCGTCCTCCTCGGACGGCTCCTGCTGCACCTGTGCCGCGAAGGCGCGCTCGGTCATCTCCTGCGCGAGCGCAACCATCTCCTGCCGGCCGAACCGCGTCGGGGTCAGTAGCTCGTCCTTCTGCTGCCGCCAGTCCTGCCAGATCAGCTCGCCCTTCTGGAGCGGTTCCCTGAACCGTTCAGCCATGGCCGGCGGCTGCTCTTTCGGCACCCGGGGCGGGCCGTCCCTCCGGGCCACGGTCTTGCAGCGGCGATGCGGTACGAAGTACCCGGGGAGGTTGAGGTGCACCCAGTTGCCGGTGCTGATCGCGTAGCCGGGCAGGTCCATGTGGTGACCGCGCTGCCCGACGATGACCCGGCCGGCGCGCTTCGGATTGTTGCGCCGGGTGCTCATCGTCTCGCGCCACCACGAGATGACACCCTCGCGGATCACGTCCGACTCGACCTCGTTCATATTGTGGGCATCGTCGACCACGATCCGGTCGCCGCCCTCACCAGTCGCCGTGCCACCGACGGACGTGGCGAGCCTGTAGCCGTTCTTCGAGTTGTCGAACCGCTGCTTCTGGTTCTGATCGGTCGTCAGATTGAAGATGTGCCCCCACCGCTGCCGATACCACGGGCTCGCAATGAGCCGCCGGCACTTCACCGAGTCGCGGATGGTCAGGGCCTGCGCGTACGTGGCGAACAGCCACTGCACCGACGGATTCCACGTCCACTCCCATGCCGGCCAGCACACCGCGACCGTGGTCGACTTCGTGTGACGCGGCGGGACGTTGATCAGCAAGTCGCTGATGTCACCGAGGGAAACGAACGTCAGATGGTCCGCAATAGCGTCGATGTGCCGGCCGCCCTGAAAGGGCACACCCGGCTCGATCACCTGCCACGCCTCGGGAATGAATGCCCGTAGCTCCCGTCTCAGGAACTCGATCTGTAGCCCGGTGAGGCGTTTTCTGACCTCGACGACTTCCATGTGTCGATGCGATCGCCCATCCCTGTGCGGTTCTTGCCCGTGCCAGCCGCGCTCTTACCGCTCCGTGGGGTGCGTACAGTGCTCTCTGACCGTACAGGGCGGGGGATCGCTTACCGATCCCATGGAGCGAGCTGACCGCTTCGCAGGGTAGCTCCAGAGCGGGTTCCGGGCTACTCCTCCATCTCCCCGAGCTTCCGGCCGTGCTGCATAGGTACGAAAGTACCCATCCGCGTGCGCATCGCCGTGCCAGCCTGTGCATTCCACACGAGCGTGCCCGGGATCACGTAGCGCGTGTGCGCGACGCCTGCGCGACTGTGACGCATCTGGAGCTGGGCACTGCTGCCCTTCACCCCGCCGACCGTGCTCCAGTACGAGTAGCGCCACCGTTCGGGTCTCGAATCGTTCTGCATCCGGGACCGAATACCCGTCAGGGTATCCCGCCGGAACCAGCCCATCCGTGCGCCAGACTTCATCGCTTGCCCTGCCAGCCGGCTTCCAGCTCTCGCTGGAGGGTTTCGAGCGCGGCGATCTGCGTGTCCAGCCCCCGATCGAGCGCAGCCGGATCATGGCGCTCTGCCCCGGTGTACAGCCGTGGGCTCGACAGCTTGCCGCGGATCAGCGTGACCTTCAGGTCGCCCTCCTCCCGGGCCGCACCGAACTCCCCGAAGGGCACACCTTCGATCTGCACCACGAGCCCGTGGGCTCCGGCACGCTCGCAGATGTGGTCTACCCAGCTCGGTGCAGAATGGTTCGAGTGTCCAGCCATTATGGCGATACCTCGATCAGGGTCAGCTCGATGCCCTCACCCTGAACCTCGTCGATCCGATCCGGGTGCTTGCGCAGGTTGTCCATCGAGCGCACCTGCGCCTCCGCGGCGAGCATCATCAGCTCGTTGTTCCAGACCACGCGGCGATGCACCGTCCGGGCCAGACTGATCGTGCCCCGGGTCGTCGTCATCCTGACCGAGCCCTCCGGGAGGTAGGCCACCTCGAAGCGTGCGCCTTCCTCCTGAGCCCACATCGCCAGCGTGATCACCCACCTCATGCGGGCGCAGCTCCCGGGGCCTCCGGTTGACCTTCCGGTCGATCACTCCCCTCGGGGTCCGGCGGTGCTTCATGGGGCATCCCTGCGATGACGATGTTCATGCCGTCACCGAACTGCTTGCGCACGTCCGGATCGTTCGCGGTCTCCATCATACGGGTGTGCAGCATCACCGAGGTCATGAACTCTTTCGCGTCCTCCAT